CTCAACCCGTATTATTTTCGTTGATTATCCTTTACCAGGGTCTTTTCTCTGGTAACGCGATACGGATTCCTCAACGACTAAGAAGTTTATTCGATAATAAAATATTTCGTCTTCTATCTCTCATGCTAATCGCATTCAGTGCAACGAAGGATATTGAGTATGCTCTCATATCAACCATTATATTCCTTGTTGTGATGTATGCCGTGAAGACTCCAGAGGAGCGCAAGACTCATGGATTCATTTAAAATATTTCTAAATTATAAATGGCACTTGCGAAAACTCTGAGTCTCAATTTCGTGTCTATCCTACTTTTCACACTCATGTACTTTACCATCTCCAAGGCGGGTGGTGAACAATTTAATGGATTGGATAAAGGATCCGGCTTCTTGGATCATCTCTACTTTGCCTTCACCGTTCAGTCCACAGTTGGTTTTGGTGACATCTACCCCATTAGTCCCATGGCTAAGATGGTAGTCATGGTTCAGCAATCTGTTCTCATTTTGGGTGTTCTCGAACTCCTCTCCGAGGCTAGTCCAACTGCCGTTAAACAAATGATTCCAAATGCAATGAAAAAAATGATGTAAAAATTATATATCGGCTAAAAGTAGAATGAAAGTTCATATAGTAGGAGCTGGTCCAAGTGGAATGTCCCTTGCTTGGGAGATACTCAGGTCGGGTGACCACGATATTACAATCTATGATAGGAAGTCTTCAGCCGGTGGATCGTGGTGGGAGCCCACGGAAGAAGTGAGGGATCTTCATGCACATCGTATAGTGTTTGATAAAGCGTTTGTCAACACCCAAAGTCTCTTCGGGGAAATGGGTATCAAATGGAACGCTATATTTGAACCCGTTCAAAAAGATATATATGGATTCTCGTTTCGTTCGTTGTCCCTAAAAGACTATGGAGCCCTGACATCCCTATCTTCTAGGGTACTCACCAAACCCCAAAAGTACAAGGGTGTCTCCCTCAAAGAAGCCATAGGTCCATTGAGTGAAGGTGGACAGAGACTACTGGAACATCTCCCTCTCATCATGGATGGTGTCACTTGGGATGTCATGTCTGCTTGGGAGTTTGTGAGAAGTTTTGATCACGTGGCTCTCTCCAAGCAGTATACACAGAGGGTCTCAGGTAAAGTAATGTGTGACGCTATGCAGAAAGCTCTAGAAGATGTTGGGGTGGATTTTGAGTTTGAAAAAGAGTTGACGAGTGTTGAGTACATGGAGGATGGATACACAGCCGAATTCTCCGATAGAACTACAATTGGTGATGGAATGTTGTTTTTGTGTTTGGACAACAGTCCAGCCCTAAAACTTTTGGGAGACAACTGGGGTCCCGAGGCTGAAAAGAAGGTTCGTGAGAGTACTTACGGTTGTATAAATCTTTTGTTAGATTTTGATGAACCCATAGAACTTAAGGATGATTTGGAAATTGCCGCGACAACAAAATTAAACCTCCAACCAGTCGTTCTTTCGGATGATAAGACAGTTTCGTGTCTCATTTGTGACTTAACAGAAGATATTCTCACAACACCACCAGAAGAGTTGAGGACCCTCATACTCGGTGAACTTGACGTACCTTTACCTAGGGAGATGCGTTTTGGTTGGGGTGCAAACTGGGATGGAGAGCGTTGGCAATTCTCCCAATCCTCGGGGGTCTTAAGCCTCTATGGACAACTCCCCTTCTTCGGTAAGTGCCCCAACGTCGCGATGTGTGGTATGATGTCTCCTAGAAACACACCTTATTCCAGTATTGAGGCGGCTGTGGAGGTGTCTAGGTCCCTCAGTCATAAATGCTTTGGAACTCGGGAACCATTGAATCCCCTCCTCCTCACACAAGTTATGTCAATGACACTTTTAGTGCTTATAGTTTTAATTCTCATATATCGTAACAGAAACATATGAAGTTTCTAGCAAAAGTGCATACACCCATGTATGACCACAACGATAAGAAATACATTCGTTTGGTCATTCCTGAAAATTATGCTGAAATCGTAAGACGTGTGCAACTCAACAAAGCCTGGTTGGTAAAAAATAAACACTTAGATGACCCCTTAGATGGTCGTGTGTTGACAGTGAAAGTTCCGTTCCGATATAGGAGAGTGATGTGTGAGGTCAAGGGGAGACCCATTCAATCTCTTATAAGGGATGATGAAGTTGGAGTTGAAATAGACTTTAAGGGTGTTTGGAATGTTGGCAATTACTCGGGTTTCTCTTGGATTATGAAGAGTATAAAGTTTATACCACTTTAAATAAGTATGCTCACTAGAACCGGATATCTTGTGAGTGAGGGTCCTTTACAGGAAATTAAAAAAGAACTTACCGTAAGACCGCAAGTCAACGGAGACTATGGATTTCCTCCACCACCTTTCAAAGTTTTCAGAGCAACTAAGAATGGAGTGTGCGTTCCAAGATTCTATGGAACTACTAAACTTGGAAAGCCTACACAAGATAAAAGACCCGAACCAGCTAGATCCAAAGCCAAATTTGTTGGACAGCTCAGAGATGCAACCCATCAGAATGAAGCATTGGCAGCAGCAATTGAAGCAGGGCATGGTGTCCTTTCTCTACCATGCGGCTACGGTAAAACGACGGTATCCTTGGCCATAGCGTGTAAGTTGGGGTATCGTACGATGATTGTTGTTCACAAGCAGTTCCTAGCAGACCAATGGCGGGAACGCATTCAGCAGTTTTGTCCAGGTGCAACGATAGGTATAGTTCAACAGGATAAGAAAGAGCTTGAATGTGACTTTGTAATCGCTATGCTCCAGTCCCTGTCCCTCAAAGAATACTCCTTCAGTGACTTTGATTCAGTGGGAACCCTAATTGTTGATGAAGCCCACCATATCTGTGCGAAGGTATTTAGTCAGTCCCTCTTCAAGATGTGTCCTAAGCATATCTATGGACTCTCGGCGACTCCAGAGAGGAAGGATGGTCTCACTAAGGTACTCCACTGGTTCATGGGTCCCACTTTCTTTGCTGTTGAGAGAAAGAATCAGGAACAAGTGGAAGTGTTCCCCGTTACGTATGAATCCTTCAATTATAGGAATCCTCCACCCTCCATGAGGAATGGAAAGATTTCAATGCCCAATATGATCACAGAAATTGTTGAGGATCGGAAGAGGAACCAAATGTTGGTAGAACTTGTCAAGAAAGCTTCAGCTGGTACGAGACAGCTTCTCGTTCTAAGTGATCGTAGACAACATTGTGAGATGCTCCATCAATGTTTCCCAAAAACTTCGGGTCTCTATATGGGTGGTATGAAGGAGGCAGCTTTACAAGAGTCTTCAAAGAAGAAGATCATCTTTGCGACGTTCTCACAGGCACACGAGGGTCTAGACATCCCAACCCTAGATACAGTTATTTTGGCTTCACCCAAGTCTGATATTACCCAAAGTATTGGTCGTATCATGAGGGAAACAAAGGGTAAACAGAACAACCCACACATCTACGATGTTCACGACCCATGGTCACTCTTCACAGCCATGTATTATAAAAGAATGAAGATCTATAGACAAGGTGGTTTCAAAATCCATGGTAAGGGTGCAGAAGAAAAGAAGCAGGACTTCCCTCAGGGAAAGTGTCTGTTTTTATAATCTGAACATCTATTAAATGTCTGGTGCATTAATACAACTTGTGTCAAGGGGTGTACAAGATGTATATCTCAATAGTGAAGAGGGGCATTCTTTCTTTCGTATGAAGTTTACGAGGCATACAAACTTTTCTCAAGCCCCAAAGTTCATCAAGACTGTTACAGATAAAGATCCTGTTTTTACTGTTCCGGTTTTAGGTGATCTCGTGAATTGTTTATGGTTTGAGGGTGTTGATAAAAACTCTAACGTATCCTCAAATCTTCTTTACAACTCTACGATTGATCTATTTATAGGAGGTCAGAAAATAGATTCTCAACACTATGACTATTACGCAGATATATGGCCCAACTATCTCGCAGACACGTATACCAAATCTCAAGAGTTAACAAACAAGACAAGTATTTCACATAGAAACTTCCAACCCCTCCATTTCTTTTTCTGTGACCACGGAGCATTTCTACCCCTTGTATCATTGGCACATCATCAAGTTGAAGTTAAAATAAATTTTGATCCGAGTAGTTTAGATGGCTACAGTGAAACACAAAAGCGTATCAATGTATATGCAAATTATGTATATCTAGATAAAGATGAAAGAGAGTCCATGGTGGAGAGGCAGATGGACTTTGTAATTACACAGACACAAAAGGTGGAATACCCTCTATCTAATGTTTTCAACAATGATATTGAATCCGGTGGATACAACGATTTGGACATATCGTACTTCAATCACCCAGTTAAATCTATATTCTTTGGATATAGTGCGACCAGTAATGACCCCACGAACGATCGTTTTACATTTAAAAATGCAGACATTCATATGAATGGAACACCTCTACTCGAAAATATGACACCCACTTATTTTCACACAGTCCAAAACTACTACAAATCTAAATATGGTGTATCAGATTATAGGGTTGATACCGAAGATCTTATGTACACGAGATATTTCGTATACCATTTTGGTCTAAATGCATCAGACTACAACCCCTCTGGTAGTTGTAATTTCAGCAGGCTCGATAATGCAAAACTCATATTGAGGGGTGTGGAGAAGGGTAGTCTTAGAGGAGACCAAAATGATATCTGTGTGTTTGCTGTGAACTACAATGTTCTCAGGATTAAGGATGGTTTGGCTGGAATTTTATTCGGTAACTAAAGTATAAATGGGTAGAACAGCTAGGTTTGATCAAATCTATGTTGCAAGTCTTGAAGCAGAACCCGTTGAGAGTGAAACACTTACAGGTGTTAACAGTATTTTAACTAGGGAAATTGAGGCTAATGAAATTAAACTTGTAGTGAATGATGGAATCAAGGGGCGTTTAGCTCTGGCAAACAATATACCAACCAAACAGTTTTCTGTTGGTGAAAAGCTTTTTATTGATAAAGATGATACCATCGTATTTGATCTCCAAGCGCGTGGTAAGGCATCTCGTTTCTTTGTGGATAATCAACTCGCTGTGGGTACAACGAACCCCACAAAGGCTTTTCAGGTAAATGATGGTGATACTAGGAAGGTTGACATTGATTTAACTGGTCGTAACCTCATGACGGTGAGTGGTAACCTCGTGGCTACAAATGTTATCATTGAGGACCAACTCACTTTTGGGTCAAACCTCATTATTGATGGTTTGGCTTCTAACATTATTACTGTGAATGGTGGTATGAAAACGACAAATCTGAGTGTTGGGTCTAACGTGTTCATATCCGATTTGGGTCATGGTAGTAGCGACGATTACCCATACCCAAATAACGTAGCGGTTTTAATAGGTAATGTCACAGTTGACGGGGGTATGTATATTTACGGTAATACACGGATGTATGGTAATCTTTTTGTGGCTGAAGAGGTTACATACCAACGTATTGTGAACCTTATAATTTCCGATACAACTATCACATTTGGTGAAGGTAATGATGGCATAAATGAGCCAATGCTTTTGTTTACACATGATGAAGATGAGTCAAATATTGCTTTTGGATTTAGAACTGGAGATCGCGGAAAAGAGATGGGTTTGTTTAGAACTGAAGGTGGACCACTTGATACAACGTTTGCTGTGGATGATTCTGTATCCACGAATCTTCATGTATTCGGTGATATTTATACTTCAAATGCAGTGGGTGTAGCTAATATTTTTCCTACCCACGACCTTTGTGTGGGCTCCAACCTCTTCGTTGAAGATACAGGTTCCAATGTATTGGAGGTACATGGAAACACTTTTACGGAAAACTTAAAAGTTGGTTCAAATATTACAGTTGGTAACGATGTAATTGTAATAGATCCAACTAATAAAGATGTTGCTATAATCAGCGGTAATGTGAAAGTAGATGGTTTACGCACTACAGGTACAAAAACTTCAGGTATATCCAATGTGGTACCCACTGATACCCTCTCAATTGGATCCAGGGTATACGTCAACCTTACAGCTGCAAATACACTCACAATTTTTGGTAACACCGTGACAACAAACCTGATTACACAATCCATTAGTTCAACTTCCAAGATAACGATTCACTCCGATAGATATGGTGGTGATAGTCTTCTAGATCCACTTATCCTCAAATCCGGACCAACTTCCTCAAATGTAAGTTCTATTGAGATATACGGTGCGAGTACATCCAATACTCATCAAAACATTAGATTCAAAACCAGAAATCATGAGAAAATGAGAATTACATCAAACGGTCAAATTGGTATAAATACAACAAATCCAACGCAAAAGCTTACTGTAAATGGAAACGCTTTTGTTATGGGTAGTAACGTGATGATGTTTGGAAACTTGTGGGGAACGACATCAAATACCTCTATGCAAATGTTTTCAAGTCCTAATGTAGGTGAAAACAAAGTTGAGAATATAGTCAAAACTGGTAAAGGTCTCAACTTTTATGCAAGTACCACAGCTACCATGGGTACGCCAAAACTCACCATATTAGAATCAAGTAATGTTGGTATCAACGTCGCCAATCCCATTGGGGCACTTCACACCACTGGTGGTACGGTGTTCATAAATGATCAAGTTACAAGACGTGGTACATATGTTCATCAAGAAACGCCAATGGTGATCACAAATACATCACCAATCGTAAGTACGACTGATATGGGTCGTGTGTTAGATTTGACCCGCGAAGGCGATGGTATAGAACATGGAGCACGAGCCTCATTTAAGTTAGGAAAACACGAGACCGCGGATGGAACTTCTAGATCACGACTTGATCTTTATTTAGCGAGTGATAACTACCAAACTGATGCTGATGTCATGACCTTCCTAAGTTCCGGTAAAGTTGGTATAGGTCACACACAACCAACTGCTCACCTAGAGGTAATGTGTGAAGGTATAGCTGATCCAAGTGAGAATGGCATACTCGTTCACAACCACGATGATGGTGATGCTATCATAGCCATAGAAACCAAGTTAAATGTGGGCAATGCATTTACAAGTTATATACTTGAAGATGGTGGAGCCCTCACAGGTTGGTCGGCAGGTGTAACGAAAGACGATGATTTTAGAATTACAGAAAATTACAAGAGAGTTTTGGATTCTTCTGCAACAGCCCTTTTCATAAGTAGTGCGCAACGTGACGTGGGTATAGGCACCGATGTTCCCCGTGGTAAATTGGAAGTCGCCGGTAATGTTGTGATTGGACATCAACTCACATTTGGGGGTCTTACTGGTGATGAATTTGGAAACACCATTTTTGTAGAAAGGAGTTATTCTGAATCTTTTGATAAGAATGAACTCGTGTTATTCAAGGGTAATAAAACGGACAGTTCTGCAAATGAATCTGGTCCTTCCAGAATTAGACATATTGCGGGTGAACACGTATTTCAAACTATAGGTATAGACGGTGAATCGTTCGAAGACACGATTGAGACCATCGGTGAAGGAACGGGGGATGTCCCCCTCTGTATTACAGATTTGGGAACCGTTGTGATAGGTGGTAGTCGTGCAGATGCAGCAGCGGCTGCGGGGCGAACAAATACTAAACTCATTGTTAAGGGTGATATTGAGTTTGCGGGAACAGGTACATTTAAGCTGTCGGGTTTACAATTTTTAACGACGACTGGAGTTTCATCACAGAATAAAATCCGAAATGTTTTAAATGGTGGTACACGCCGTCCACTCTTATTTACACACGATGATGGTTTAGGTGGAGATTCGGAATTTGCCCGTTTTGATAGTGCTGGTAGATTGGGTTTGGGTACAGAATCCCCAACCTCCAACATACACGTTTATGATACGACACCCGGTGATGTGAATATCATGAAACTTCAGAGTACTGGTAATGATAAACAGACGAACCTTCTCATATATACCAATGATGATGAGGGTGGTTTTATAAGAGGGTTCAGCAACTTGGAAAATAAGACAACTGGTCTCTGTCTGGGTGTAGCTAATACTGTCACCGGGATCACAAGTTCTATTCATCTAATTGACACAAGTAACGTGGGTGTGGGAACCCCTACACCTGGACGACAGTTTCATGTTGTTGATCATAGAGATCCATCTCTCGGTTTAACGGGTGTTGCGAGATTTGAGAGTGTATCCTCAAATGCCAGTATAGAACTTACAACCACCGGTGGTAACTCTAACATTTATGCAGATACAACGGGTAATGTATACATACATCCCTCTCAAATTGGACGACAAACCACATTTATCCAAAGTAATGTTGTGATTTCAAGTGATTTAACGGTAGATGGTATTATTGACTTCAACACCATTGGTATCGGACTTGGTGCTGGTGTAGCAGCTGCAACAGATCTTGAAGTGGGTGGTGGTACTATAGTGGGTTCCACAGAAGTTTCCCGAAAGACATACTCTAAAAATTTCTCCATTGGTGACGGTCTTGCCAAAGACATTCAATTGATGTTTGGTCCGGGTGCCTTCTATGCCAAGATCGTGTCCATGTTGAGAAGAACTGATGGTTCAACGACAAAGGATTTGAGTACTATGATCCTTGAAGTCCAAGGAGGTTCTGGTGATGAGGATACTCCATCCAATCTTGACGTAGCTGTGGGTACGAAGAACATCTTCGGTGGTACAAATAGCTTCCCATGGAGTCCAACTATAACAGCTGGTACGAGGGGTATAAGTATAACACCATACAATATTGATGGTACACGTGTATATTCCTATGACATTTCGGTGGAATTGTTGACATCATCTGGTGGAAAACTAATAAAAATCACACGCGATCTTTTAAGTGAGGCTGAACTTGACGATGGTACGGGTGGTTCGACAGAAATTACAACTTTTAGTTATTAATCAATTTTACCATTTGGGGAGAACCCAAAGGTAGAATCAATTTATTAATTATGCCCTGATGGAATCAGAGACGGCTAAGAAAAGAACGCCGACAATGAAAGCCATGACGACGTAATTACATTCACTTTCTTCGAGACCAGTTGGTTCTGACTTGACCTCGGCCTTTTTTGTGACGACGGGCTGCTCACGTCGCATTGGAGGTTCCAGTTCCTCCAAAGGACAGTAACCTATCATTTATACTTTAGTTAGAGATTAATTTCCGTTTTCTTCTTTCTCCGGGTTCTCTTTGCCTTGGATCCACCGACCGAAACCTCCTTGATCTCACCACCAGTGGATTCTCCTGAAATAGAGACAATGTCAGAGACATCGTCATCATCCTGATCAAGTGCTGAGGATGAGTTGTTGCTTGGCATGGAAGTGTTCATTGGTGGGGGTGGGGGCATCATCACACCACCCATGAGACTGGAGATGTCAATCCCAGGACCCTGCATCTCATATTGTCCGGTGCCACCAACTGGGGCGGCATCAGCAGATCCTGAGGGTGCACGGGTTGTATTTTGAACCGCGGACATCATATTCTTCACGAGGTCTGGGTTCTGCTTGAGAACATCGTTCATATTGGGGAGGGCACTCTTAAACATAGAGTTTGTGAGGTGGAACATCATCGCCGAACCACCTAACATCATGATGAGTTTGACCTCTGGAGCGACGTTCACCTTGGATCTATACTTCACGTAAAGCTCTTCAAAGACACCATCATAGTCGTCCACCCCCTCCATGACAGACTCAGACCAACCTTCTAACTGAATCTCAAAGGGGTTATACCTCTTATTAAGGAACTCCAGACCAGTCACACAGGCCACAAGCATACGACGAGAAAAGCGAACAGACTGTTCAACATCAATACTGTAGGTAATCCTCTTGACTTCTGTACGAAGTTCTTCAACATTGGAGTAGGCGTTCAACCTCTTATTGACAGCAAACCCCTTCTTTTCAAGCCGACCCAACTTATTAATGAGGTCCGCTTTCTCTTCATCCACCGAGCTGTATCCCTTGGATGGTGCCTCTTCACTATGGGGTCCTGGACCATCATCAGCATCATCAAAAAACATTGGTTCATCTTCACCGTAATCAATCTCCTCATCCATATGTGGTTGGGTAGGAGCCGACTGTTTGTTTGGGTTGACAAAAGCATCCATAGACTCCTGGTGCTGCTGTTGCACATATGGTTTGTTAGTTACAGGACGACGCACAGGCTGAGGACGGGCGGTGGAAATTTCAATTTCATCCATGAGGGCTTGTTCGTCTGCATCTAACTTCATAACATTTGTAGTTCCACGATCAATGACAATTTCTTCGTCCATCTACTCTCTATATGGAAACTATTAATTAACCTTTAACGCATTTTCAAAAAAATATGTCCGTACATTATAAATGTACACCCTTAACCGTGCCAACCGAAATGCTCTCATCAGTATTTTCAGCCTGATCGCTGTGATCTTTGTTCTTGGTATTTTCAAAACTACCAGCAAGTATCAGCCTAGACCAATTATCATCAAAGCTATCAACGAGAAGTCTCTCTTTGGTCTCGAGAACCGCATCGCATGTGTCCCTGGTCACACCAGTGAGGGTAGCCCATACACCAAGAGCTTGACTCCGGGTGGACTCTGTGGTGCCCAAAAGCTCGTCTCCGAGCAAGCGGGTTACGAGATTGAGGATGGAATCGGTGGATCTTTAATCTAAGCTATTATAAATGGCTTTGGTTACTTCTCCCCAAACTATTCCAGATCTTGATTATGAATATCATGTCATAACTGTTGATTCCATTGGTCAAGACAGTGCCAACACTTTTACTTGCCATCTCCAGCAGCCCCTCAAAAATGTTGTTCAGGCTAGACTCCTCGCCGCTCACATTCACTCTAACGTTGTCACAGAACATTGCTATGTTTCCATTGAAGAATTGGATACCATCTTTAATGACAGGGCTTCCAATGTTCTCACTGGTCAATCCCATATGAGTATGATTAGGGGTTCTTTCGCGAGTATCGTGACAGATAGTACTACTCACGAAGACGGTAACTCTCTCATCAGCTTCAAGGACAACTATCCCATCGTTAGCCAGTATGTGAACCCGATCCGAGGAATTGATCGTCTCAGTGTTACGATTAGAGATCAAACCGGTGCTACCATCAAAAACTCTTCGGATGGTGGTGCCAACTTTTTAGTTTTTAGATTTGTGTGTAGAAAACCAAACTTGTAATTTTCTCCCTTTAAAGTAGTAATAAACATGTCTTCGGGTATTGTTCAATTAGTGGCAATCGGCGCTCAGGATGAGTACATCATGGGCAACCCGGAGATATCGTTTTTTAATTCCACGTTTAAAAGACACTCCAATTTTTCACAATCCATCGAGAAGCAGACGATACGCGGAGATGTGAAAAATAATTCAATGTCAAGTGTCCAGATTGAAAGATCTGGTGATATGCTCGGCTACATTTACCTCACCATAGATGATACAAATCAAGCTGTAGACACTTCTCGCTGGGATCTTCTCATCGATAAAATTGAACTTCTGATTGGTGGTTCTGTTATTGATAGTCAGGACTCTATTTTCACTGAAAAAATTGCGATAGATACATTCGCTCAAAACATTTCTAGGTCTGCGATCGGTACACACCCAGGTGTTCACGCGCGTTCGTATTTTTACCCCCTTCGCTTCTTTTTTTGTGAAGGACCACAATGTGCCCTACCTCTCGTAGCCCTTAATTACCACAACGTTGAGCTGAGAATTCATTGGGGTTCACAAGCTGCCAACTATAATTTTGAAATGTATGCAAACTATTACTATCTAGACAATGAAGAGAGGGGTAACATCGCGACAAGAAAACACGATCTTCTCATCACCCAAGTTCAAAAGAACATTCCAAGTGGTGAGACTGTCCAAGATCTCATCTTCAATCACCCAGTAAAGTATCTCGCTTCTTCGGATACAACTACAGATGGCGCTCTCACTTCGCCAACGAATAAGGTTAAACTGTGTATAAATGGAGTTGAATTGTCAAACTACAAATGGGGTAAACCCCACTTCATTGATGTTATGAGTTACTATCACACAAACAATGTGACATCCCCAGATTTCTTCCTTTACTGTTTTTGTCTCATGACGAGTTCCCTACAACCAACTGGTACCCTAAACTTCAGCCGAATCGAGTCAGCCAAACTCATGAGTGAAACTTTACCCATAAATGACCCAATATATGCAGTCAACTATAACATCCTCCGCATACAAAATGGGATGGCAGGTCTCCTTTACGCAAATTAATTTAGCCTCATATATTAAATGGTGAAGAACTTGCCGTCAGTAGAGAGATCTACCAAGATTAGGTTTGGTAAGCATGTCCCGGATTCCACCGATCAGGAGGAAAATACCATTGTCTTCAACGCGAGTAATGTTTTAGTTCCAACACCATATAGTAACGCTGTCTATTTATCACCTATCAGGAACAAGTCTGATTATCAAGCTCCCGAGATTGTACTTCTAATGTACGACCGAAATACAAAGGAAATTACAGAATCTGGGGAATCCGCGAATGCCCTTATAGGTGGTGTGACACTTAATACAGCTGTACAACGCAGTAACGCAACTTCAAATACCATTATATTTGTGGGTGGGGGTATGTCAGATAATGGTGTAGCGTTTGTAACGGACCCGGAGAGTTCAAATAAGGTTGGTATAGCAAACTTAAATCCCCAACACACTGTGAGTGTTGGCTCAAACCTTTACATTGATGATGTAGGTTCAAATGTCCTCGTTGTTTCGGGTAATGTCGCTATTTTAGATAGCCTAATTGTTGAAGGAAACTTGACTGTAAATGGTGGTACAACGGTGATTGTTACAGAAAATCTTTCAATTGGAGATGCAATCATAGAACTAGGGAGAAACAATACATCGGGGGATACGACTCTTGATTTGGGTCTCCTCATGCACCGCCCAGAGACGTTATCAAATGTGGTCATTGGTTTTAGAGAGAGTTCTAATGAGTTTGCCATAGCCTATACAGAGGCATCCCCCTATGATAAAACATTCACACCTTTGACATCTGAAGACATTAATGTACATGTGTATGGTCTAACCCATGTGGATGCTAATATTTACGCACATGAAGATGTACTCGTTACGGGGAATGTATATGTCACTGGAAATGTTTCTATTACAGAAGAGTTGACCGTTAGTAACAATGTCTACGCCGATAAAGACCTAGAAGTTATGGGTAATGTTTACGTAGATGGAAATGTCGTAGCCTACAAAGACTTTACTCTCACTGGTAACGCATATGTATCTGGTAATGTCAGTATCACCGAAGAGTTGACCATCTCCAATAATGTGTATGCTGATAAGGACCTTGAGGTTATGGGTAACGTATATGTGGATGGAAATGTTGTAGCCTCTAAAGATTTTACCCTAACTGGCAATGCCTATGTGAGTGGCAATGTCAGTATCACCGAAGAATTGACAATTAGTAACAATGTCTACGCCGACAAGGACCTAGAAGTTGTGGGTAACGTCTATGTGGATGGAAATGTCGTAGCCTCCAAGGATTTCACATTGACTGGTAATGCGTACGTATCTGGTAATATTTCCATCATAGAAGAATTGACAATTAGTAACAATGTCTACGCCGACAAGGACCTAGAAGTTTTGGGTAATACTTATATCACTGGAAATGTCGTAGCCTATAAGGATTTCACATTGACTGGTAATGCATACGTATCTGGTAATGTTTCAATTACCGAAGAACTTACCGTTAGCAATAATGTATATGCCGACAAGGACCTAGAAGTTTTGGGTAATACTTATATCACTGGAAATGTCGTAGCCTACAAGGATTTCACATTGACTGGTAACGCATATGTATCTGGTAATGTTTCAATTACCGAAGAACTCACTATCACAGGAAATGTCTACGCCGACAAGGACCTAGAAGTTTTGGGTAATACTTATATCACTGGAAATGTCACGATTGATTCTACAACCCTCCATGTAGATACAGAAACTAACCGTGTGGGTTTGGGAACAATAACACCAAAATCCACTCTCGATATTGTTGGTAATGTCTACGTGACTTCAAATATTAGCACAGCTTCTAATGTTCTTATTACCGGTACCGCAGCTGCTACTTCTAAAACCACTGGTGCTCTCCAAGTAACTGGTGGTGTAGGCATTCAAGGGGATCTATATGCTACACATGCAAATCTGGAGGATGTTGAGGCTGATAGCCTTACGGTTACAGACACAACTCACTCTACTTCTAAAGATACTGGGGTCCTCGTAGTGACCCAAGGTGGACTAGGTGTTGAAGCGAACATTCACTCTACAAATGTTTTCGCGGCTTCCCACATAGGTGTAGGCACTTCTGCTACTTCTAATACTTTTGATGTTCGGGGTACAGCCAACGTGGGTGCCCTCGTTACGACATCTACCCATATTTCAGACTCAACCACGGCTTCCACTAAGTCCTCGGGTGCCCTCCAAGTGACTGGTGGTGCAGGTATTCAAGGTACTTTGTTTGCAGCTGACACGACTCTGGATAGTGTTAAAGTATTAAATATGTCAACAGGTACGCTACCCTTTACAGATGCAAATAAAAAATTAGTTAATTCTCTCATTACTCAAAATGATGATGGTTCAATCACAATCAGTGGAAATATGGAAATCGCGGGTAATATTAGTGTGGTAGGTAATACATTTGCACTCACATCAAATGACGTGATTATAACTGATCGTATCCTTGATTTAGCTAATAATAATGCATCTAGTTCACTGGATATTGGTATTCTCATGGAACACCCCGGTAAGAATATATTCATTGGTCATCATACCAATCCTCATGACCACTTTTCTATCGGTTATACAGACGCGGGTTACACAGCTGATCAAGTAGAGTGGAACGGTACAGATCATATTACCGCAAATATATGGGGGCACCTCATCACACAAAACACTGTGACAGTTCAATATGGAAATGTCTACATCGTTGACGGTGGCCTAGGTATCGGAATTGGGGATGGTGAGAATGACGATGTCCCCGACTCAAAACTATATGTCACTGGCAATGCCCACTTTACTTCAAATATTTCTACGGCTTCTAACGTCCTCGTCACTGGTGATGCTGGAGCCACTTCAAAGACGACAGGTGCCCTCCAAGTGACCGGTGGTGTGGGTATAGGAGAAAATATATTCGTTGGTGGAACTGGTAAGATTGAAAATGATACAGATGCTTCCTCAACTACAACCGGTGCTTTACAAGTTTTAGGTGGTCTGGGGGTTGTTAAGAGTATACACGCCGCCGATACAACATTTGAAAGTGTCAACATCACAGATAACACAAATTCTACCGATAAAGATACGGGTGCTCTCATAGTTCAAAGTGGTGGTGCCGGTATTGAACTAAACCTAAACGTCGGTGGAGTAACCAAGGTTTGGGACGGTACAAATGCAACTGATACAACTACAGGTGCCTTACAAGTTGTGGGTGGCCTCGGCGTTGCCAAGACTGTCTTCGCGGCGGATCTGTCATCTGGAAGTGTTATTGTAACGGATGACACTACATCTGATAGTGCAATTACAGGTGCCCTCAAGGTTACGGGTGGTGTAAGTACCCAAGAAAACCTAAACGTTGGAGGAGTAACCAAGGTTTGGGACGGTACAAATGCAACTGATACAACTACGGGTGCCTTACAGGTTGTAGGTGGTCTAGGAGTTGCCAAGACTATCTTTGCAGCGGACCTGTCATCCGGAAGTGTTATCGTAACAGATAACACTACATCTGATAGTGCAACTACAGGTGCCCTCAAGGTTACGGGTGGTGTAAGTACACAAGAAAACCTAAACGTTGGTGGTACGGGTAAGATTTGGGACGGTACAAATGCTACTACGACAACATCTGGAGCCCTACAGGTTGTGGGTGGTCTAGGAGTTGCCAAGACCATCTTTGCGGCGGATCTGTCATCTGGAAGTGTTATTGTAACGGATACTACTACATCTGATAGTGCAACTACGGGTGCTCTAAAGGTTGCCGGTGGTATCAGTACCCAAGAAAACCTAAATGTTGGAGGAGTAACCAAGGTTTGGGACGGTACAAATGCAACTGATACAACTACGGGTGCCTTACAAGTTGTAGGTGGTCTAGGAGTTGCTAAGACCATCTTCGCGGCGGATCTGTCATCTGGGAGTGTTATAGTCTCCGATGGTACAACATCTACAACAAAAGATACAGGTGCTTTAATAGTTACAACAGGTGGTGTGGGCGTAGAAGAAAACCTAAACGTCGGTGGAGTAACCAAGGTTTGGGACGGTACAAATGCAACTGATACAACTACGGGTGCCTTACAGGTTGTGGGTGGTCTAGGGGTTGCCAAGACTATCTTTGCGGCTGACATGTCATCTGGAAGTGTTGATGTCACGGATACGACCGAAGCCACAGACACGTTGACAGGTACTCTCACAGTTGCTGGTGGTATAAGTACACAGACGAATGTCCACGCAGCCAATGTGTACATATCAGGAGGTCTCATCACAAACACAGCGGGGGTCACAAAGAAGACCTACTCCCAAACTGGTACAATAACAACTGGGACTACTACAGGTATCGCCATCGTATTTTCGGATCACGCCTTTTCCGCTAAAATCACAGCCCAACTCATCGAATCTGATATAGAAATAAGCACACTCG